GTGTGCGCTTGGCAATGCTCGAGACTGGCCAGTTCCGAACACTGCCGATGCACGCACGAAACAGTCTGGCGAGCAGGTGTTGCCGGCGGTATATGGCGCGGTGACTGCGATTGGTTCTGGCGAGTTTTTCGGGTTGGTCTTCCAGCGTCGATCGATCACACGAGCCACCTACATTGGCGGCGACGTCGTGTTCCAGTTCGATGACTACGAGAAGACGCGCGGCTGCTGGTTCCCACAATCAATGGTGCAGGTCGGGAATGTTTGGTACTTCATCGCTGCTGATGGCTTCTACAAGACCGATGGATCGACAGTGACGCCGATCGGTGATGGCAAGTGGGACAAGTTTTTCCTGGCCGACTGCGATCAGACGTATGCGGAACGAGTGACAGCGGCATACGACTACAGCACCAAGTGCGTCCGCTGGAGTTACCCGAACTTCTCTGCCACAAGTGGCATTCCAAATCGGCTGATCATCTTCAACACAGTTGATGAGCGTGCGACAAATGTCGATGACACGATGGAGCTGATCTTCCCGTCTGTGTCTGACGGCTACACGCTGGAGCAGTTGGATGCACTGTACGGGGACTTGGACAGCATTCCAGGTTCGCTCGACTCCACGACGCTTCAGGGCGGCGCGAATACCGCGATGGGCTTCGGCAACGATCATCGCATCGGGACCTTCGAAGGGGCCGCGGCGACGGCGCGATTCGACACAGCTGAGTACGACTTTCAGCCGATGGGCTACATGTTTGTGCGCGGTGTGCGTCCTCGTGTGACTGGCAGCCCAACTGGCGTGACTGTGGCGATCTCCAGCCGAGAGAATCAAGACAATGAATCGCGTTCGTTTGGGGCGGCGACCTCGCGAACGTCTCGTACAGGCGTGTGTGACTTTCACGAGAACGTGAAGTTTGGGTCGATGCGCCTGGAAATCACAGGCGGATTTGACAAGGCGCTTGGCCTGGACATCGATGGCGAGCCCGGCGATCTCGTATGACGATTCAGACGCTGATTCCACAGACGGCGTCATCAATTCAGATCGCAACGACCATTAACGAGGTTCTGAAGGGCCGCGCCAACAATGTTGGCGACGTGACGCTAACTGCGAATGCGACGACCACGACTATCTCCGACATCCGCATCAAGCTTTCGATGACCGCGGTGCTGATCCCACGCACGGCGAACGCCGCGGCGGCAATGACCAACGTTTACATCTCAGCGGTGGCGGATGGAAGCATCACTCTCACACACAGCAACACAGCAACCGTTGATCGCACCTTCGATTACATCCTCCACGGAAGCTAGCCTGCTGACAGTGCAGTCGTGGATGGTCGAGAGCTTGTGGCCGCTGGTGCTGCCGTTCGTCGAGCGATGGCTGGAGCACGACGGCATATGGACGGCGGATGAGATCAAGGACGAACTCAAGAGCGCGCGGGCGCAACTGTGGTGCTTCTACTGCGGCGGGATCAAAGGAATCTGGGTGACGCGCATCGAGTGCGGCGGTCGGCTCGCGGTCGTGTGGGGATGCGCTGGCGACTTTGGTGCGCTCAAAGACGAAGCCATCGCGCTGTATGGGCAGATTGAGAATTGGTTCCGCTCACTCGGTTGCAAGCATGCCGAGTGGTGCGGACGAGAGGGCTGGGCGCGATTGTTTCCTGACTACGAACGACACGCTGTTGTCATGAGGAAGAGGCTGTAACTATGGGCATGGGTACTCCGGGGTATATTCTCCCAGGACAAGTCGGTCCGCTGCAGCAGCAACAACAACAGAACTACATGGATCAGTTCAACAACGCGCAGTATGCGGCGATTCCAGGCGTGCGCGGACCGCAGCAGCCTCCGCCTCAGCAGCAGCCTGGGACATGGAACGGCCAGCCCATCAATCCAAGCGCTGATGCTACCGCGGGTAACCCTTGGGGGATGAGATCTCTGCTCGGGCAAATATTGCCTGGGGTTCGGTCGGATTGGATGAACGACAACCTATCCAATCAAGATTGGCAAACGTTCCTTCCGCCCAATCAGGGCATGCAGCCGGGCACGGCTCAAAATCACATGATGCAAGTAGCACCACCGTCCGCAATGTCTGGTCGATATGGTCAGCAGGCGACTGCACTTGCGGGATTGCTCGGTAGCCCCGGCCCTGCCGCCACGCCCGGCGAGGGATTGTTAGGCGGTCGGCCTCGTGGGTTACGCGTTCCTGGCGGCGGGAAATAAGCTATGGGTAGCAGTTCGTCACCCTCGCGAACCACGACGGTCAATGAACCGCCTGCGTTCATTCAGCCGTACATGCAATACGGTGCGGAGCAGTCGCGAGCCCTGTACGGCACGGGAGGGCCACAGTACTACGGTGGCAACACGGTTGTTCCGTTCTCGGAGCAAACGGAGAACGCGCTCGGCCGCACTGAGCAGCGTGCGCTGGAGGGATCGCCAGTCAATCAAGCGGCTCAGGGTTACGCTGCTCGAACGCTCAACAATGCGCCGTCGTCTCAGTTCGGGGGCGCTAGCAACCCATACCTGGATGCGACGTTCAACCAGGCAGCGGACAGCGTGCAGCAGCGACTGGGCACGCAGTTCGCAGGCAGCGGACGGAACATCGACGCATCCCGAGCCGTGAACGCTGACGAACTCAGCGGACTTGCGACAAGAATCTATGGCGGCGCGTATGAGTCAGAGCGCGATCGCATGGCGCAGGATCTCTCTCAGCAACGCGCTCACCAGTTTGGCGTTGCCGGCTTGGCTCCGAATCTGGCCAATCAGGATTACGTCGATCTTCAGGCGCTGCAAGGCGTCGGTGGGCAGGTCGAGGATCTTACCGGCCGTCTGATGGAAGACCAATCCGCGCGCTGGGATTTCTCGCAGAACGCACCACAATCAAACCTCGACAACTACATCGCGCGCATCACCGGCGGATATCCGGGCGGCACATCGACGAACACGACGCCGACCTATCGCAACCGAACAGCCGGCGCTGCCGGTGGCGCCATGGCTGGTGCACAGATGGGGTCGATGTTTGGACCGTGGGGCACTGCCATAGGTGCGGTCGGCGGCGGCTTACTCGGCGGGTGGGGCTAAATGGCAAACAACATCCTTCCGGGCGAGCACGACTGGATGTCTCAGGTTGGTGGCCCGTATCAGATTGGTGGCAATCCAACGATGGGGATTGGCATTCCATCGCCTGCCCCTGCTCGTGGTCCGGGAATTCTTGACCGCATCGGTGGTGCGATGTTTGGTGGCGGATCCTATGGTGGTCTGCTCAGCGGGGATGAAAAGAAGGCAGCACAACGCCAAGCAATGATGGCCATGGCTTCTCAGCTCATGGCGGCCGGTGGATCCTCGCCCACGCGGACATCGTTCGGTCAGGCGCTGGGGCCTGCGCTGATGGCGGGCCAGCAGGCATATGGACAGGCGGGCCAGGACATGCTGCAGGCGATGCTGCTCAAGACGAAGCTGCAGAAGGCGAAGCAAGGGCCGAAACGGCCGTCTGATGTCGAATCGTACGAATATGCGAAGACGGACGGTTTCAAAGGAACGTTTGAAGACTGGAAGCGCGTGGCAGCGGCTCAGGCGCAACCGACATCTGACGTTCAAAATTGGGAATATTTCCAAAAATTGAGCCCCGAGCAGCAGAAGCAGTGGATGTCTCTGCAACGGCAACCGACTGCGCCGCAGGTTGTTCTCGTCAATGGCGTTCCGACTCTGGTCGACCGAATTCAAGGCACGCAGACGCCGCTCACGAGCTTGCAGTCGGAGATTGGCGCGACCACCGCGAAGGCTGGCGCGGAGGCGGAGGCGAAGGCGCTCGGTACTGCGAAGGGTGAGGCGCAGGGCGGATTGGCGAAGAAAGGCATCAACGCGATGAACGTCTTGGAAACGATCGACTTGGCAGATCCGTTGATCGACGTCGCGACTGGAAGTGCGACCGGTGCGGCCGCTGACAAAGTTTCGGCATTCTTCGGCAAGAGCACGACTGGCGATCAAGCAATCGCACAGCTGAAGATCGTTCAAGCCAACCTCATGACCAACATGCCGCGCATGGAAGGTCCGCAGTCAGACCGCGACGTGCAACTGTATCGAGAAGCGGCTGGTGAGCTCGGCGATGCAAGTGTTCCGCGCGCACGGAAGAAGGCTGCGCTTACCATGATTCGCGCGCTGCAGGAGAAATATGCTGAAGGAGCGCCATCTAGTGGCGAAAAGCCTCGAAAACGCGTCCGGGTTGATGCTCAAGGCAACGTGGTCCAG